CGGCGAGAACACGTTGCGGGCCTTCGCAAGCCCAACGATTTCCTTGTCCACCCACCAGTGCCGGTAGACCTCGGGCGCGAGAACACCAGGACCGTCCAGACATGCGCCGTACTCGTCGACATACGCACGTCTGACGAAGAAGTGGTCGGCGTGTCGGCCGGCCGCAACATCCGGGTTCTTCACTTCGCCTGCGGTGTCGTTCGTGCCGATCACATCGAACCGGTCGGACAGCAGGCGAGCCTGCTGAATCCACCCGTCATGGAACCGGACATCATCACCGGTCACGAACAGCCAACCTTCGGCGGTGTGCTCGACTCCGGCGTTGACTTTCTGCGCGTACGTCGATCCTCGCGTCGCGTCAATGATCTTCCCGCCGGCCGCTTCGACCGCTTCACGTTCTGCGATGTCGTCAGCGTCAGCAATGAAGTACAGAGTGGCGTGTCCGTCGTTCGTAGCGTTGAACGACTCGACCAGCGGCGCGACGTTCTCAGGCCGGTTCAAGACCGGGACGAGGACCGCAACGTCTTCCATGTGCGGGCGGGCCAACGGGACCGGTTCCGCCTGCCGTTCCAACGACGCGAGGAACGGCACCCAATACCGGTCGAACACAACGTCGGCGTCGTAGTCCGCTGCAAACGACACCGCCGCCTTCGCCAACCCCGACAGATCCGCCGCGTAAGCCAACTCGAGCTTGTCGACAACGTCCACGATGTACGGCGTCACGTACGACGATTCTTGCGACGGGTCCCACTCCAACTGGCCGGCTACCGACCAGCCCGCACCGATCAGTTCCTTCTGTGCCGAGAACCCGGTCGCGATGACCGGCGTCCCACACGCCTGCGCCTCGATCAGCGGAACACAGAACCCTTCACCATGCGACGGCGACAACAACACGTCGAACGCCGAATACATGGCGGCCATCTGCTCAGGGTTGAACCCGAACTTGTAGGCGTACAAGTCGGGAAACACAAGCGCATGTTCCGGGACGGCGGCGTGCATCGCCAACGTCTTCAGGTTCAGTCCTTCGGCACCGCCAGGCCAATCGGCATGAATGTACAGAACGGCGTCTTGATGGTTGCGCCAGAACTGACCGAACGCGCGAAGAGCTTCGTTGAAACCCTTACGGTCGCGGAACTGGCCCTTGTTCATGGCGACCATGCCGACAAGGAACGCGTTTTCATCGACGCCGAGCATTTCACGGCCGGTCACCACCCGGTCACCAATCTTCACCGTCGGTGACGGCCGGAACACCTTTGTGTCGACCGCAAGCGGGATGTACGACGGGTCAAGGCCCTGTTCGGCGAGCTTGTCGCGTCCGAACTTTGCCATCGCGACCGGCACTGCGTCGGTGCGGTGAAAGAACCGCATCACGTCCGGTGGGGCCGGGTCATGATCGACAGGCACCCACGCAGCAATGTTGAAGTCTGCGAGGCGTGGCGAGACGAGACACCACACGTCAAGAAGTGTGATGATCCAACCTGCCGTAATGTCCCGGTCGAAATGGTGGTACGCGTGCTGGTGCAGCACATCGTTACCGTTCACTTCGTACCCGACCGGGTACAGCTTCACGCCATGCCACGAACCGATCGAACCTTGCTGACCGTACGTACACGAAACGGCAACGTCATGGCCAGCGGCCTGCAACCGTTCCACAAGGTAACGGCACTGAACGCCGTACCCGGTCTGCACGTGCGGCCCGTTGCTGTGAATGAGGATCTTCATCGGGTTTCCTCCCGTGCGGGAAGAACCTCGGTACGAACCTCATAGTCGCCTTCGCCGCCGGGCACGATCGAGACGAGTCGTTCGTGTCCTTCGCGTTCGATACGGCGAAGGGTCGCGTCAAGTTCAACGCGTGGGACGGTGTGAACGGGCATGGTTTCCCCCAGGGACGACGGGACGTGGGCGGGACGTTTTGGGGGACGGGCACCGAGGTACCCGTCCCCCAGGGCCGACGTCCCAGGCGGCCCGACTTACAGAGACGCGACTAGCGCGTCAGGTATGCGACGAGATGGCGAAGACGCTCAACGTCATCGCGCACACAACCAAGTGCGGTGTTACACGGCCCACAGAGAACGCCGCGCACCTTGCCGGTGTCATGGCAGTGGTCAATGTGCAAACCGAGGCCCGAGACGGGATCGCCGCACGAATCGCACGTGCCTGAGCCGATCATCGCAGCCATCTCATCGAACGACACGCCATAGCGACGGGCTCGGGTGTAGATCGACAGACACGCTTTGCAACCAGCGACGACAGTTTCTTTCTTGCGGTGGAACTCTCCGATGGGCTTCCGGTGCAAGCAAATGCTGCACACTTTCTCGCCGTTCTCAATCGGAAAATCTTTGCGTCGCAGTGCGGTGAGCGGCTTCCCCGCTTGATGTTGTTGCAAGTGGCCGCCGCAAAGAGGTTTCGTCGAGTACTTCGCTAGGCGATTGCACCCGGGACCGATGCACTGGCGAAGTACCGGCTTGGCCTTGCCTGTCGGTTCCCACGTCCCGGCGCGCATTGCCTTCTGCCGGGCGTTGTTGTAGCGAGCCACCGCCGCACGGCACTCCGGACATCTGCACTTGTAGTGCGAATATCCCGTCGTAGTGCCGTGCGGGGTGGGCCGCTTGACCATCTAAGCAGTATAGACGCTCAGACTGACCGCTTGATCAGGTTGACCGCCGTGGCGTCGGCAAGTTCGCCGTCCACGCGCCACTTGGCCCGGAAGGCGACCTGGTCGGTGTCGAAGTAGCGGCTGTCGTCGCGCTCGACGGTGATGTTGCCGACCGTGCGAACCCAGTAGGCGTTCAGCGCGCCGAAGAGGATCGACTTGCTGTTCGACGCGAGGGCCGCGACGTTCGGGTCGGTGTACACCGGGTAGCCGAGGAGACGGTCGGGCTGACCGCCCTGGATGCCGTGCGTGAGCGACGGGTCCCACAGGACTGCGCCGACGGTGCCGCCGGCACCGTCACGGAGCTTGCGGAGGACACCAGCGGTGGCGTCCTTCATCAGCCAGGCGCACGACGGGTCGTTGCGGTACTCGTCGTTGACGGAGTACACGAGGTCGACCAGCTTCTCGTACGTCGGGTCGATGAGGGAACCACCGGTTGCGATGGTGCCTGCGCCACCGACGGCGGTCATGATGCCGTTCGGCTGGCCGGTACCGGTACCGACGACGAGGTCGGTGTCGATCACACGGCCGAGAGCGCGGGCGATGTCACCGGTCACGAAGTCGACAATGTCGACGACGGAGTCCTGAATGACTTCGTTCGCGACGATGACGAGTTCGCCGTACTTGTACGCGTCGAGGACGAAGCTGTTGAACGTCGGGTCGGTGCCCGCGAGTGCGGTGCCCTGGCCGGACACCTGCGTCGCGATGGCGTGCGCCGCGTTGCGAGGCAGCTTCATCTGCTCGCCGGAACCGGTCGGGAACTTCCGGGTAGGTGCCCGGAACATCGCGATGCTGGCCTCGAGGTACTGGTACAGCGAACGGTCGGTCGTGACGGGCACGGCCGAAGCGACGGAACCGGTGTCCCACGCGAGGGCACGGGCCTCTTCGCCCGAGTAACCCTGACGCATGTACCGCTGCTCAGCCTCCGCGGCGGTCACGTTGAACGAGTACGGGGTCGTCTCGCCACGCTCGTTGCGGCCACCGTTACGGAGCCACGACGCGAAGTTCGTGCGGGCCTGCACTTCGGCGGACACGACGGCCTGCTCGCCAAACTCGCGCATGTTGGCCTCGCGAAGTTCGCCGGCCTCACGCTCGCGCTGCTCGGCGGTGAGGTACACGTCGCGCTCACGGTCGAGTCGGTCGATGTCCTCGTTGATGCGGGTCCAGGTCTGGTGCTCCTCGGCCGACATCTCGCGGCCCTCGCGGGCCACGTCGTCGAGGAGGCGCTTGCCCTCTTCCCATGCCCGAAGGCGCTTCTCGTTCAGTGACTGCGCGTGCGCGATCACGTCGATGGGCTCAGCCATCTCGGTTACCTCTTTCAGAAGTTGTGCCCTGCAAGGGCGAACAGTTGGTGTGTGGTCGCGAAGTGAGAAGTGCCCGGTCGGCGGCTTCTCGGCTTTGCAGGGGACGATTTGGTGGGGCTCAGGCGACTTGGCGTCGGTCCCACATCTGTGCGAGCGCCGCGACGGTTGAGAACGTCGGGGCAGGCTCAGTGATCTCTTCGGTGGTGCGCAGCGAGGTCAGGAACTCGATAGCGCGTTCCAGTTCGGCCGGCTCGAAGTCATCGGCGGTCAGGGCGAACAGTTCTTCGGCGGCACGAACGCCGGCGGTTGTCAGATGGTTCGCGCCTTGCCACACGATTGACGTTTCAATCAGCCGCAACTCATGAATGGTGCGTTCGGTGTAGTCGGCGTTCCACGAATCCTTGCCCTTCGGGACAACCATCCCGATTGACATTTGACGCAACTGGCCGTCACGAACGGCTTCCCGTACGTCTTGCACGTCGTGACGACGCGGGTTCAGCGATGCAGTCACTGCAAGGTCAGGGGTGGCGCGCAGGCTCAGGGAACCGTCGGAACGCGTCGCAAGCGGAATCGCCTTCGACTGATGGTTGACGAACAGGGCAACGTCGCCGCCGTCCTTCAACGTCTTG